CGACTCATTTAATCGGTAGGTTTGGTAAAATAGAAAGCTTAGACACGTGTGTGTCCCCCCTGCCTGAAAGGTAGGGCAAGGGGAAGCACGTGTTTGAGCACCTAGGTCTTAAGCCTCGCTAGACCGACATATAGATGTCGGGCTGAGCTGGGCGGTAGAACCAAGCTATCCCAGCATCGAGACCCAACTTTTCGTTGGGCTCGAGCTCTTGCTTGCGGACAAGCTGGTACGAAGTACCGGCTTCAACCTGCAAGGAAGGTTTCTGGGCTACTAGCTTGGCTACAGCCGAGGCTGTCAGCACGACCGGCAGTTCAGTTTCCTGATTACCAACGGTAATCCTGAAATTGTTGCTGGGAATCCAGCGACCTGAACGGTCGAGTTCGTGCTCGAAGACCTGCGTCCTAGGGTTGACTGACCCTCGGAAGGTGTTTGCAATTCTGATTGCAATCTTCTTGCTCTTTGCCATAATTGAACCTGCTTTCGGTTATGATTATGTCGAGTGTCAGTCACCCTGACTGATTATCCTCGAGAATTCAGCAGGGGTAGTAGAGCGTACCCAGAGGTTGCACCAGTGGGGGTGAACCGATTGAATGAACACTGTTCGATTCAACGGTTTAGGACCCCCCACGCCCGTAAAACCGATGGGGTACGTCTCATTGTATATCCGGTGCATCCATTCTAGTTCTATTTTGAAATACTTTGGATTTCGAACGCAATTCTAGGTAGGCTATATATAATAATTATGTGATTCCCTGTAACAACTTATTTTTTAGGTAAGTAACCGTAGTCACTTAAAGTAATTAATAGCTATTGACCTTTATAGTACTTCTGGTTTATATTTTTTTGTCTTTTATGTTACGATATGAATTATTAAGGGGTTTCGTCGTTTTAATATGGACAAGGAGTACCTAACTGATGCCGATAAGCTAGATTATCAGAAACTCTACAGTGAGATGGCTGAGATAACTGGTTTTTTGCATAAACAGCTTAGGGAGGAGCTGTACAATGATATTACTACGCAGTATGCAGAGTATAAGGGGGATAAGGATTCTGTACAACCTAGCCGTTTTGTTCATACTGGCACTCAAATTGCTGAGGATAAGAACGTGGAACTATCTGAGCAGGATGTTGTAGACAGGGTAAATGAATTAACGAGACGTAATTTTAAGTTGGTTACTGACGATTATAGTCCATTCGACGCTGAGGATATGGAGTATATAGCTGAGATAAAGATTCGGAATAAGCATTACCCAGAGGTTTTAATTGAATTTGACAAATTTGACTCTAATACAGAGTATGCATTCAATAATAATGTAGAATCCCTTTATATAGTAGCCACAAATGAAGATATATACATATTTAACCTGAGTAAGTTAGCTTTACAGAGGTTCAGATTTAAGTGGGATTGGAAGGTTTTACCTAAAAATACCGATTTTGGTGGTTCTGAGCAGAAAATCTCTAAATTTGTAGGTTTTATACCAATAGAGAAGGCTAGTGTACACTATAAAAATCAATCATAAGGATAAAGGATTAACAGAGTACCCGATATATCGTCTGGGAGACGCCGAGTTAGACGGAATACCTTTCAAAAACTGGCAAAAGTGCGACGCAGGCGATTGGGCAGTGACAGACGACGGGTATGTTGCCGAAGTTATAACGAAGAAGGTGTATTACGATGCAAGAAAGCGTAAATCCTTCTATTATAGGATGCCTTTTGGGTATATTATGTGGAATCCCAAGTATCCTAAGAAAAAGTTTTGTTGCGGTGGACGAATGGCTAATAATACGTTCACTGGTAAAAAATGGGTTGATGTAGCTAATAATACCGAGCCTTTTAAGGCTTTGGCTATGTGGGCGGCACTCACAGAGGACCGTGATGTAGCTATAGACCAAGTTTTTGGACCTGTTTCATCAGGTAAACGCCGTAAGTTGAGACGGCATATGAGGACGGAGTCGTTTAGAAATATGAAAAGAGACGAAGCTCAGAGATTATTAACTGATAAAATGATGGATGCCGATTTTTTCATTGATTTGATGAATGAGGGTATAGAAATGGCTAAAGAGAAGAAAGATATCAATTCTCTACGTGGTTTTGTCAATGATGGCTTTGAGATACACGGAATGAAGGATAAAGAGACTGTTACTACAGTAGACAGGTTAGAAGCCACTCAAACAAGGAAATTGATAGACAATATCAATTCTGAGGAAGAAAAGCTTGTAGCGACGAGAAAAACAGAAGAACCTGCTGGAGAATGGCGAGAAAAGATAGATTTTAAGGCAAATGGAAAAAAATGACGATTTCGAAGCCCGTTACGCTCAAGAACAGGCTTTAAAGAAATTACGCACTAATATTGGTCTTTTTGGTAAGACTATGTTCCCTACAGCCTTAAGTAGGGCAGTTCCTGATTTTCATCACGAAATATACCGAAACTTGTCCGACGAGTCTGTAAAGCGGCTGCTTATAGCTGCCCCTCGGGGTACCGCTAAAAGTACAGTGACCTCCTTGATACTACCCCTCCACCAAGTTGCTTTCAAACCGTCGGGCAAGGACCTTTTCATAGTTATTATATCTGAGTCACAATCTCAGAGTATTAACTTTTTATCCCGTATAAAGTACCATCTTATTAATAGTAAGAACTTTAAAGAGATGTTTGGGGACTATGGACCTAATACTGCCAAGAGATGGACCAATAATGACATAGTTTTAGCCAATGGAGCTAGAATAGTGGCTGTTGGTACTGGTCAGAGAGTTCGTGGCTTTATTGAGGGGGATACACGTCCAAATCTGATTATAGTTGATGATTATGAGTCAGAATTGAATGCATATACCCCTGAAGGACGGGCAAAGAACAGAAAATGGATAACTGAGGCTGTTATACCATCACTTTCCGACGATGGAAGGATTGTTATGATAGGTACTGTAATATCAGAGGATTGCTTCTTATGTTGGGCAAAAGAGTCGCCTGCTTGGGAAGTTTTGTGGTTTGCAATCTATGATGACAATGGAAAGAGTATATGGGAAGCTAGATTCTCTGAAGAGAGGATAATTGGTATAAAGGAGGAGTTTGAGAGTGTAGGAAATCTTAACGGATTTTATCAGGAGTATATGAATGAAGCACAGTCACCAGATAATGCACCATTTAAACCAGAGTATATCAAACTTCATCACTATGTATATAAACGTATTGACGGACAAAACTGCCTTGTTGGTAAGAAGAATGGGGAGGAGGAGAGAAAACCTGTTGATATCTATTGTGGTATCGACCCTGCTAGTAGTCTATCTGCTAGGAGCGATTTCTTTGTTATTGCTACTATTGCCGTTGATAACGATGGGAATAAGTATATATTGGATATTCTTCGAGATAAAATCAATCCTGCGCTCCAACCAGAGACGATAATAGCAGTTTTTAAGAAATTTCGCCCAAAACGAATGAAAATTGAAACAACTGGCTATCAAGAAGCGTTAAGAGCAAATGTACGTAAAATGATGCTGGAACAGGGCTTATATATACCCGGTCTGGAAAAAGGGGTAAAACCAAGGACAAGAAAGTCAGAAAGACTATTATCACTAGTCGCACCTCTTGCTAGAGGGGAATTTCACTTTCGGTCAGAGGATATTATACCACAGCAGGAATTTCTATCATATCCACGTGGAAAACACGATGATATACTGGATGCAGTGTATTATGCTATGGATAGAATCACACCTTGTAGAAGTAAAGCTTTAATTGACCCGAGCCAAAAAGTTACTAATAAAGTACTTGACTGGCTCACATTGTAGGAAGTAAATTCGTAACGATGGCGTACGTCGAAAAAGAAGCTGAAATACCTGAAGATATTGTCGACTCCACCCACCAGCTTTGGAAAACTTATAGTCAAAAGAGGGATACTTGGGCAACTCAGGCTCAAGAAGATAGTGAATTTAGGCTTGGAAGGCAATGGTCAACAGAACAACAAAGAATTCTTCTTGAAAGGGGTCAAGCACCTCTTGTCGTAAACCGTATCCATCCTGCCGTAGAAGCCGCAAAGGCTCTTTTAACTTCTGGCAGACCACAGTTCAGAGTATCACCTAGGGAAGACAGCGATAATAAAGTAGCACAGACTTTCAATGGATTACTCGAATATATGTGGTACATCTCCGACGGGACTCAGGCTCTCCGTAATTGTATAGATGATTACTACACTATGGGTATGGGTTCGATGATGGTATATATTGACCCCTTGAAAGATTATGGTAGAGGTGAGGTTTGTATCAAGGATATAGACCCACTTGATATTTATATAGACCCCAATTCTCGTGATAGGCTAGGAGATGACGCTGAAAATATTATAGTAAGTCGTTTATACACTAAGGACCAAGCGTCACAAATGTATCCTATGTATAAGGAAGCTATTATGAATGCTCAGTCAGATAGACTGAGTGATAGACCTACTACTACAAGAGCAGACGATAAGGGTATAATATTCCCTGAAGATACTGAAACTCAGACTGAAATGACTTGGGGTAAGTCTTCTGAGTATATTCGTGGTTATGAGAGGTATTATAAAATATGGGTAAAAAGATTTCACGTTAAAAATAAAGTTGATGGTTCTGAGGAAGTCCTTTTAGAAGAGGATATGCCAGAATACCTGTCAAGACAGGCTGTAATGGTAAATGGACAGGTTTTTATTGACCCTGAAAAAGCCAAGGCTATTATAGACAAAATTACCGCAGAATACGAAAAACAAGCTCAAGAAGCTGAAATGCGTGATACTGACCCTCCACCACCTCCTCAGGTGCAAGAATTAACTTATCAAGACCTAGTGGAACAAGATTTACTAGAGACCGTGTCTGTGCCCGTGCAAAGAGTTAAAATGTGCGTAGTAATGGGTGATACTTATCTCTACTCACGTCTCTTACCCGTTGACCATTACCCCATCGTGTTCTTTATGAATATACATAATAGAACACCTTACCCAATCAGCGACGTACGAATGGTCAAGGATATGCAGGAATATATAAACAAAACACGGTCTCTAATTATTGCTCACGCCACTACCTCTACAAATACAAAGATACTGATTCCTTCTGGTTCTGTCGATATGCAGGATTTTGAGAATAGATGGGCACAACCGGGAGTTGCAATAGAAGTTGATATGGACCAAGGTCCACCTCAACCTATTCAGCCTACTCCCCTACCCAATACTTTATATCAGAATGAAATAGCGGCAAAACAGGATATTGACCATCAATTGGGTTTATATGAACTTATGATGGGTAATACTGAGCAGGCACCACAAACGTACAAGGCTACAGTCTCACTTGATGAATTTGGTCAGCGTAAGATAAAATCTAAATTACAGGATATTGAGACAGGACTAGTCAGAATAGCTAAAGTTGCTATACCTCTTATGCAACAACTTTTTCAAGCAGAGAAGGTTGTTCGTATTGTCCAACCTAATAACAGCTTAACTGAGTATGCTATAAATAAGAAGCTGTACGATGATAAGAGTGGGGAAGTAAAAGTAATAAATGATATATCAAGGGGAGCCTTCGATGTTATTGTGGTTACTGGCTCTACACTACCTACTAATAGATATGCTCAACTTGAAATGTATATGGATGCATATGAGAAAGGTATCATTGATAAGGAAGAAGTTCTTAAGAAAACAGAAGTATTCGATATGGAAGGCATTCTACAGCGTACTGACCTAGTTGGACAGCTACAGAATCAGTTGAAGCAGTCTTCTGAAGAAATTAAAAAATTAAAAGGCGATATGCAGACGAGAGAACGTGAAAACTATCATCTCAAGCAGAAAGCCGAACTTGAAAAATTCAAGTCAGACCTCGATAAGGTTTCAACCCAGAGCAAAGCTTCTGGCAGACTATTCGAGAAACGTCTTGATGATGTAATGGGACAAGTAAAGTCTGAGGTTAAAGATGTTAACAGTCAGGCTTCTAAATGATAATCCTAACCCTTTTAGTCCCGATAAGGCAGGAAAATTGAGGAACTCGAGATGGACGTAACACAAGCAGTTACTCCAGAGCAGGAAGGGATACAATATCCCGAGACTCCAGCTCAGGACACTGAAGTTATAACAAATGAGTTAACGCCCGAATCTGTTTTCGAACAGCAGGGCAACATTAGTGACTTTTTTCGTGCTAATGTCGATGAGGAACAGCCCGTAGAAGCGGAACCTGAAACCCCGGCACAAGTAGCGAAACCAGAAGTTAATGATGAAGTACGTTATCAGTACTGGCAGTCTGAAGCTGATAAGGCAAAGAATGAGAATGCGACCTTGAAAGAGCAGGTTCAACAGTTGCAGACTCAGTCTACCGCCGAACAGCCGCAGGCTCCAAAACAGGAAGAGAGTTATGACGCTTTTCCTCCGCCTCCAGAAAAACCTAAAAAACCAAGGGGTTTTAATAGGGAAGAGGCTTGGAGTGATACTGGTTCAGACTCTGGAAGGTATCTTGATGCTGTAGATGATTGGAGAGACCAAATGGACGATTACAATCGCTTACAGGGAGAGTACAATATGGCAGTGATGTCTGAGGAAAAAGAAGCCCTTCAGAAAGAACGAGAAGGAATACAAAAACGAGAAGCCGAAAAAGTTGCTTATGATAAGAATATGGATATGATGACGAATCATCTCACTAAGGAGTATCAAGCGTCCCCGGATGAAATCAAAGATTTTGTTCAGGTGATGGATAAACCGGAAAGTATTACTGTCGATAACTTATTTCAGTTATATCGTATGCGAAATGCTAAGAATGTTTCTGAGAAGGTCCCGATTGCAGATAAACCAATTGTGCAAGCTGATTCTGTGACTCCCCCTACGGAGAGTTTTGACCAGCTAAAAAGAGCACAACAGGTCCCGTCTCCAATGGGAGTTCTACCCAGTAGCAATCAGGCAACCGCCGCAGGCACTCCAGAGGATAATGTTATGGACTCTATGGTTGATGAATACAATAAACGAAACCCTTGGACGTAATAACGAAGGAGTAACCTATGGCAAGTGCATATTCAGTAAGCACTGGTGATGCTGGCGGCTCTTTAGCTACCACAAGCATCAATGACTCACGCCGAGTATTTAACTTTGGCGATAGAGTTTCTGAGCTAGCTCCACAACAAAGTCCGTTTTTCGTGTATCTATCTAAAGTTGCTAAATCTGCGACAGATGACCCTGTTTTCAAGTTCCTTGAACAACGTCATCAATGGCAAAGACGCGATTTTATTGTAAAAAATGATGGTGCTGCAACTGCTGCAGGCGCAGAGGAAGTCTATGATGTCGTATGTACTTACGACAAATATGGGAATGACCTCACCGCTGGCGGTGGAACGAATGTAGCCGCACCTCAGTTTTTACTTGCTGGACAGGTTGTACGTATAGGGGGCAAAGCCCTTAAAGTAAAATCTGTAGTACTCGGAAGTGGTGACTCAGTCGCCGCTTATGCTTCCGGTACAGCGGCAACTCACTCAGAAATTACTTGCGACGCCTTAGAAGCAATCGCAGAAACTGATGTGGAAGTAGATACTAAAGGTCAGGTAATTGGTAGTGCTTGGGGCGAAGGCACTGCTGACCCTGATGGTTGGAAAGACGAACTTTACTCAAGAGAAGGATATTGTCAGATTTTTAAAACTGCAATCCAACTCTTTAGTGGAACGGCTCTTGCCACTCGTTATCGTGGAAGACCTGATGAATATCAAAGGGTCTGGGCTGATAAACTAATGGAACATAAGATGGACATCGAGCACGCTATGCTTTACGGCGTAGGTGCGGCAGATGAAGCCGGAGCTGGACCAGTACGTTATTCACACGGTATTGTACCATACACTGAAGCTAATGGAAGAGTTTTTAACTTCAACTATGGCGGTGGTTCCGCTAGTACCTATGATGATTTCATAGATGCTATGAAGGACTTCTATGCTCCTGAATCAGGAAATAGTGGCGACAAACTAGTACTTGCTTCACGCAAAGTACTGGCTTGGATGAACAAGTTATCCGACGATTCTTTCTTAAAGAATACTGTTGGAACTAGTTCTTATCGCTTAGATGTTCAGAATATCAAAGGTGCCTTCGGGCATATGGTTACAAAGGTTAATACAATCTTTGGTAACCTTCACTTTGTTGCTGAGCCTCTTTTCCGGGGACAGGATGAGGACCTAGCAATTGCTATTGATATGGCAAATGTTAAATATCGTCCTCTTCAGGGTAATGGCATATCACGTGATACGCACATTATCAGTAATGTTCAGAATAATAACATTGATGGACGGAAAGATATGATTTTGACCGAAGCCGGTCTCGAAATCAGTCTACCTGAAACTCACGCTGTTATGAAATGGGCATAACCACATAATAGTGGACTAAACTGTGGGGGATTCTTCGGGGTCCCCCACTTTTAAGGAATGATATGGCATTCACAGATAAAATAAAACAGTACGCAGGAGATATAGCGAATCTTGATTCAGCCAGTGCAATGGCGCAGGCAGTTGACCATACTTTAGGTGTTGTAAAGGCTAGTAATATGCCATTACTTACTAAGTTTGCTCGCAAGATGGATGTTAAAACTACTATAGCAAGTGGTTATAATTTACGTGATAAGAACGTATTCGATGTTGTTAAGGTTGAGAGAGAAGTAGATTCATCGGGTACACCTAGAAATTACGTTTGTCAACCTGTAAGTTCTAAACAGATACACGATGTAAGTGATTCTTCTAGCATATATTATGCTCAGTCTTACTCTCCGGTGTATACTGTAGATTTTGAATCTAATTTAAAGATTTTTCCAGATACTTCTGCCGCTAATAATGGTTATATGTATCTTGTGTACGGAAGCGACTCAAAGACAATATCTGATGGTGGTTCAACGATTACGGATAACGCAGAAACTGTTTTTGGCTCCGCCTTTTCTGCGGCTGAAAGATTCCCAGAATTATGGAAACAGTATTTTATACTACATTCAGCAGAAATATTAGTACAAGAAAAGATGTCTAACTTTAGTGAAAGAATAACTGAAGTACAGGATGCCCTTGATAAAGCACAGACACTTATAGACGATAATTCTGAAATAGGTGGAGATGGTGCTGTTATTACTGCACAGGAATGGCTAGAGGACGAAGATGAAGATATGACGGCTTCTACTGTTCAGGTAGCTAGTCAAGAACTACAGAGAGCCACAACTGAATTAAATAAGTTGAACGGTCAGTATCAGTACGAAGCAGGACAGTTGCAGAGTATTCAAATGAGAAAAAAAGAATTTTTACAAAGTCAGGGAATTGGTGGGGTTTCTGATAATCCTACGGATAAACCAGTATGAAGATAAAAGAAATGATTGAACGAGTGCAACAGCACCATCCTGATATGAATGTAACAGAGATAGTTCGTGGACTTAATGATGCTATGAATGATATGGGCTTTAAATCAGAGTTGATTGAGTCTGCTGACCAATTTACTACAGTCGTAGACCAGAGAGTTTATAAACTGAAAGACCATATAATAAAGGTTAAGGCTGTTGACTATGACGGTTCTACAATAAAGAAATTAGTTGGTAGACCAATAGAGAGAGATTTAAGCTAATGGCACACGTATCCAATATAAATATTAGTCAGAATGTATGGTGGGTGGAACGTGATGCTATACTTATAGCATATTATAGTAGTAGTACAGATAGCTTTACCTCTCCTGATGCAGTGAAAACAGTAACACTGTTCTATATACAACGACCTGATAAATTTTTATTGGCTGGCGAAACTCCTGCGAGAGACGGTTTCTCATCAGGTGACATATATTTAAATGTTGCTTTAGATGGAAGTATCCAAATGCCAGAGTCGACATTTTTTAATCAAACACCTGAGATACCAGAGCAATTTCACGAGGCTTTAGTGGCACGTGTTATAGGTAATGGTTATGAGAGAAAGGTAGACACACTTCCACTAGCTTCTTATTTTTTACAGAAGTATGATGCAGGCGTGAAGTTGGCGAAGAAATATTCTTACAGAGGAAGAGATGGTTCTATTATACAGCCTTCTCCGATAGATTTCTAATGGCAGTCTGGGACGGACTAGGATTTAAATCACTTGATATTATTCAAACTAGTTTTGATATGATTGATGTTGCATTTGATAATACGCTGATAGCGTTATTTACTAGAGTAACGAATGCACCTCCAACAATGGTTAGAGTTTCTAACCCACAAACAACAATTACTAGAGTGGAATCAGCAACACCAACTTATATAAGGGTATAGTTATGGCAGGAAGTTTAACAGGACCATCGAATAAAGTAAAAGATATTTATACTAAGTTAGTATTCTATAATACTGGCGATGGAAAATTTTATCGTGATAATGGGTCAATTGATGTTGAGTTGTCAGTTGGGACAGATTTAGTCACAAATAATATATTGAAACACAATACTACTGCGACATTAAACAGTGGCGATATATTTCAATTACTAAATAACGGAACAGAAGTATTTTCGGTGGATGCGCAAGGTGCGGTCCATTTGTATCCGAGAACTTCTGCTCCAACAGATAATGCGGAAGGTACAGTATACTACGATAGTACTAATGATACTCTCCAAATATCAGTAGAAGAATAAAAGGACAAAAATATGGCACAAGTATGGAAAAAACTACAAAGGTCCGACTCTGATTATACTGGTGATGTTACTGGTACCGTAGACGGAACTGCGGCGGCTACTGTTAAGGGAGGAGCAGTAAAAGCTAACCTTGGATTAAATTCGTCTGGAATTGTACAGTTAACTCTTCCTGTAGATAAGGGCGGAACTGGTTTAACGAATTTCTCTGACGCTAATTATAAAAATAGCAATGTAACGCACTCAGACGTTGGGACAACGAAGGCTAACATAGGGCTTGGTAGCGTTTTGGACCAAGCGCAGGTAACTACATTTGCACAGGATGGTATACCAACTTCATTGGCAATCGGAGATATATGGATTGACACCAACGATAATCATAAGACGTATCGTGCGGCTTCAATTGGTGCTGATGCTATAACTGCTGGAGAGTGGATACTAACAACTTTAGGAAAAGGAGCGTTAGGTCTTGTAAAAGGAGATGTCGGTCTTGGTAATGTTGATAATACAACCGATGCTCTAAAGCCAGTATCAACTGCTCAAGGTACCGCAATAGGTTTAAAGGCTAACAAAGCTTCGCCTACATTTACCGGAACTGTATCAGGAATTTCAAAGACTATGGTTGGTCTTGGCAATGTGACAAATGAATCGAAAGCAACTATGTTTACAAGCCCTGCATTCACTGGTACACCTACAGGAGTTTCTAAGACTCACGTAGGTCTGGGAAATGTTACAAATGAAAGCAAAGCAACTATGTTTGCTGACCCTACTTTTTCAGGCACAGTAGCTGGAATAAGTAAAACCCACGTTGGGCTTGGGAATGTATCAAATGTTACAGCAGTAACTACGTTTGCACAGGATGCAATTCCTACTGCTTTAGCGGCAGGTGATATATGGACCGATACTAATGATGATAATACTATGTATCGTGCAGTAGCGGCTGGAGCTGATGAAATAGCCGCCGGAGAATGGGTGGAAATAGGAATTCAAAAAGGTTCATTAGGATTAGCAAAGGCTGATGTAGGTTTAGGAAATGTTGATAATACAACAGACGCTAATAAAGCGATTAGTACTGCTCAGGCGGCAGTGAATCTACTGAAAGCACCGCTTGCTAACCCGGCATTTACTGGTACTCCTACTGGAATTACTAAAAGTCACGTAGGATTAAGTAATGTTACGAATGAGAGTAAAGCAACTATGTTTACCGCACCTACCTTCACTGGTTCTGTATCAGGTGTGACTAAAGCACACGTAGGACTGACTAATGTCATTGACCAAGCAATTACAGTAAGTGGTGGTGCATTAAAGTTTGGTGCTACTGCTCAAACACTTGATGAATCTAGTGTGTCGAACTCTGCGAAGGTTGGCGGAAGCACACTTGCTGAGACGAAAGCGGCGGCAGTAGCTACTGCTGAAAGTAATATTATCGGTAGTGCTCCGGGGGCATTGGACACTCTTGGAGAGTTGGGCGATGCTCTTTTGGATGACCCTACATATATTACTAGTACGATTGTAAATTCAATTGCTACTAAAGGTAAGGCACCAATGACTCTTACAGCAGAAGATACCGATGGAGATGCTACATATACTAATGACCCAGCTAGTGAAGCTCTAGGTCAAATAGGTATCTACAATGGACAGCAATATGTTGTTGTTGATATCTAATGGCTAAGAAGTCAATAAAGATAAAGGACTTAAACTCTGGATTGCCATCATCAGGTCAAGCACCTGATGGTACTGGAATACCAGCGTATAATTATGCTCCTTTGAAACAGTCTTTAGAGGACGATGGGTACGCCCCTGAAAAGCATAGCTATATTCACATAAAAGAAGATGGGACAGTTCTAAACGGTAATCGTAGGACCCATCTAATGCAGAAAGAACTGTCTATGGACCAAGATGTGGAAGTTGAATGTGAAGTAAAAACTCACCTAGAGTGGATACAAGATTTAAAGGATATAATTGGTCTAGAGGACAGTATGGTTGGAAGTAAAGATAAGGATGGCAATGTTACTGGAGCTAAAATTATGACTACTCAAGCGATTAAAGGTGGTTCTACCAAAGGATATCCTAGTCTAGTAAAAATTCACAAGAGACACGCTGACATAGAAGGATATCCATACGACTTCGTGGATAGCGAAGGAGATAGTATAGATGCTGGAAAGTCTTCTTGAGTACATTTTGGAAAGATGCCAAAAGCAAGAAAATCTCAAATGAGGTGGTTATCAACCTCGCTGAGAAGCTTTCAAAATTAGAATTAAAGGATATTGACTTTATCTACAACTTAATATTAAATGCGGACTTCAAGGGAGAAGAGATAGAAAATGCTACTGCAGTTCTACTCAAGATACGGTTCATTAGGAAAGGAC